GGCTCTGGCTCTGGCTCTGGCTCCTTCTCATCATCGCTATCTTCTACTTCAGTAGATGTAGTAGCAGGGATAGAAGGACCATCCTCGTCTTCACTATCATTTACAGTATCCACAATTGGCTGCTTGTTAATAGTATCTCTCTCGTCGGTTGAAAGTTCAATGTGACACTTTCCAAAGATGGTATCTTGAATATGGGGCTTTACTACACATTGGTTTAGTCTCCAGGTTACTCCCCAACCCTTTCCTCCAAACCACAATCCACCACACTGAAGAACACATGCCACATTGCTCTTCTTAGGGACAAAGTCCATTGGTGTCAAATTCTCATTATCACATGGGAAGATTAGCTTGTTTTCCGTGTCGTAAATCTCAATATTCCAACGCCCGTCGTAATTAGGGACCTTAGCGCGCATGCTAGGTGCTCGTGACATATCCATCTCTCCGGAAACCTTATCCTTGGGATACTTGAGGAAAGGGAAGAAGTTATCCTCAATCACCTCACGCGACTTCTTCTTGCCCCACCAGACATCACTATTACTAACAGCATCGTTTAGGATTTGTTCCTCAAACTCCTTTAGCTTCGAAAGAAAGTCCGTGCTGGCTTGTGTCTCATAATCAGAGTTTGGGAATACAAGAGACATATTGAACTTGTTATCAGACTCACCCTTCTCATCGACGTAGTCAGAGATGCCCCATGTCATCAGAAGGGGGGTAGAAATACACAACCCTCTGTTACTTTGAGTGCTAATTAGAGCAACTGACTTTGACCCCCTATCACTAATACGTGGTGCCATGTAACGAATACCGGCAGTATTCCACTCATTGTACTTTACTACGATTGGTGACTTAGACATTGTAATTTCAGATAATATAGATTAACTATTTATACATATTAGTAAGAGGTGTCTTTAATTCAATTTTATAAATATATTAGCACAACAAGTAACCTAATATTATATTTCGCGTTCTCTTGTAATATATTAATCGATGAAATGATATAACAATATCCCGACTATATAAATAATTACTACTCGGTAGCATATTTTATTTGTATTGATAGTATATAGGGTAGGTTTGTCTCATTGAACGTAATTGTATATACAATGAATACATCATCGCCGCTACTCGATAAGCCCTCGCCCTTAACCGCTGACAACACTATAAAAGATTCGTCACCGGAGTGTGATATAAAACCTCGCAAATGTAAAGATGCGTCTACAAAGGGACGTACGTCTCAACATGATTTACCTGTTATTTCATATAGTAATTATATGAATGGTAATCTTGATTTGACTTGTTATATTATTCCAAAATTAAAGGAAGCCGCCAAATCATATAAGCTACGCTCTAGTGGAAAAAAACAAGAAATAATAGATAGACTAACCAACTTCTTTTTACAATCAAAAGCATGTATAACGATTCAACGAAATTTTCGTTCGTGGATATGTCGTTATCTAATTCGTTTAAGAGGAAATGCATTAACAAATAGAAAGATGTGTGTGAATGATACCGACTTTTGTACGATGGAACCGATTAACGAGATTGAAAATGATTATTTTTATAGCTTTACTGACGATAAACAGTTCACTTATGGATTTAATATTACTTCTTTAATTGAAATGTTAAAACGAAATAATAAGACAAATCCATATACGCGAGAAACGTGGAGTGTAACCCGTATCAATGAAATGGTAACTTTATATAACCTATCTTTCATATTATGCCAAGATTTTTCAAAAATGAATATACCCTATGTAAAAAGTAAAGCACCTACACTTAATAATAGGGGTAGACAGCATTCGATGCGCATGGATTATACGCCTATTATCAGACCTATAACTAGGGAAGAAGATTTAGCCCGTTATAATAATATAGTTAATATACGAAATAATACAATTAATAATCGTATTGCTGAATTATTTATTGAAATAGATCTATTGGGTAATTACACCCATCGCGAATGGTTTGACAATTTAGAATTACGTGACTATATACGATTGTACCGTAAATTGTACGAAATTTGGTATCATAGGTCAGAGATGTCGAGAGAAGTACAAAATAACATATGTCCGTTTTATTCACCTTTTGATGGAATATTTACACGTCCTCTGCTTCATAATGAAATTCAATTCCAACAAATCAAAACAGCTTGTTTAATTGTTATTGAGAACATGGTATATAGCGGAATCAATGATGAGTATCGTAAAATTGGTACATTACATGCTTTATCCGCATTAACCGGTGTTTCTTCCGGAGCACGCATGGCACTTCCATGGTTATATGAGTCTATCCAAAATTAAGATTGTATATTGTTACATAAACACACGTTTTACACCGGATTCAATATATTGCCATGTATTATCCTACTAGCAAAGTATAATAATATATATTATACTTTAAAACACTTAAAAAGACACCATATTATTATGTATAATCACAATGGTTAGAGCATCTAAGACTTCCGACAAGACTACTACTGAGACTAAGCCTCGCGCTAAGAAGGCAGCCGCACCCGCTAAGGTAGAGGCTGCTCCCGCACCCGCCCCCGCTGCTGCCCCCGAGCCAGTAACCGAGACCGCCGAGCCTGGTTCTGGTATTACCGATAGACTAGCTGAGTTTGGTGCTAAGCTTCAGCAACTAACCAGTATCTTTTCTACACTCAAGACTGACTTTAAGACTCTTGGTAAGGACGTTGCCAAGGAGATGAAGGCAGCAATCAAGGCTTCCTCCAAGAAGCGCAAGAACAGTGGTGACCGCAAGCCTTCTGGTTTTACTAAGCCTACTCGCATTAGTGACGAGATGGCTAACTTCCTTGGTGTAGAGCACGGCACTGAGATGGCACGCACTGCCGTAAGCAAGGAGATCCACCGCTACGTTGAGAAGCACAACCTTAAGCAGGAGGGAAATGGTCGTTACTTCCGTGCTGACGCTAAGCTTGCCAAGCTCCTTAACTACCACTACAAGGGTGATGACGAGAAGCTAAAGCTTGGATACTTCAACCTCCAGAAGTACATGAAGCACCACTTCCAGAAGGCTGGTGACGCTGCTATTGCCGCATAATAACATATTATTGGCATATAAACAATACAAAACCACCAAAGTATAAACAATACAAAACCACCAAAGTATAAACAGTACAAAACCCCAAAGTATAAACAATACAAAACCCCAAAGTATAAACAATACAAAACCACCAAACACACATAAACATTTTATATGTGTTTCAACTAAAATACTTAAATATATCCACCTTGTCTACTATATTACGAACATGCTTACCGGAGCAATTAATGAGGCATTGGAATTAAAATTTCAAGAATACTCTAGTAAAAATCAAATAAAATTGGGTATTTTAACGCCGTGTTTTGGAGACAGTTGTCATACCGGGTATGTTTCTTCCTTATTGAAAACGGTGAATACCCTCAATCGTCTTAAACTCAACCACATTATTGAATTCTGTAGAAATGATAGTTTGGTTACACGGGCACGAAACAATCTGATTGCACGGGCAATGAATGACCCTGACATTACTCATTTCATATTTATTGATAATGATATACAATGGGGGGCTGAAGAAATTATTAAACTATTATGTCACGATAAAAATATTATAGGGGGTGTATATCCTATCAAAAAATATAAGTGGGATAAAATACTACAAAAAGACTCAATTACCGGTGAATATAACAGTATTTCAAAGATTCAACAACGTAAAAACAAATCGGATATAACAAATGCCATTTCTGATGAGAATTATATCATGCATAATTTGGTAGATTACAATCTTAATTATTTGGATAAACAAATTCATGTAGTAAACAATACAGTCAAAGTAAAACATATTGCTACGGGATTTATGTTGATTAAACGCCATGTGATTGAAACCATGTTTCAGTCATTCCCTTCCACGAAATATACAGACGACGTTCATTTCTTAACTCCAGAAGAAAATAAATACGCCTACGCATTATTCGACTGTTCCGTTGAAAATGGTACATATTGTTCGGAAGATTGGGTTTTTTGTAATCGGTGGAGAAATATGGGAGGTAACATTTATCTAGATATTACTATTTCATTGACTCATACCGGTTTGGAGGATTACCGCGGGCTGTATATGTCCTCTATTATGTAAACGGAATAAGATAGTATCATCATCATCCATAATTATTATGCAAATACAAATCCTTCGCTTTCCATAAGCGTATGTATTTTTTTCGTATTCGGTACTACCTCGCTCGGTATTTTGAAGTTCATATTTTCGTACATTGTATAGTTCTTACCTTGAAAGATTTGAAATATATTCATCAGTTCACGATAATCTTTTATGTATTTTGTATATTTCATTAACCATATATAAAATTCGTAATGTTTTTCATTTCGAGTCTCACACTTTTCCTTGTATTTTTTATATTCTTCGAACCATTTCAATGTCTCACTTAACGCGGTATTTGAATTAATATTATAATCCGTTCCAGAAATAGTCAATATTTCTGAAAAATCTTTTTCAGTTAGCTTTAAATCGTCCAGTATATTTTCGGTTTTATATAAGGTTATTGTGTGTTTCATCAAACTAAGGTTTCGTATAACATACGGACATCCATATACAAACATATCCATATCATCACTCATACACGCCCATGCTTTCCCAGACTTTACCATGTATACACATAAATCGTCTGCTTCGTTTGGTGAATTAAAATATGTTACGTTATATGCGTCCATTAACTTCTTTACTTTTTTTATGTCATCATCATAGATTCTAACGAATTGTCGTTTTAAAGTATTCATTTCTAGTTCAGCTAGACGTCTCTCTTCCGCTGTCATGTTAGCTAATAATAATTGTAATTCATTGTATTTTCGCTGTGCGTCCTTTTTATCTATGTATCGTTTTCGTAATAATTCATTCTTTTCGGGAGGAGGCTTACCGTCAAATATAAATATAGGGATTATGTTGTATAAACGCATAATTGAAATGAATAAATACATGTTTTCCATTAACGCATTTTCTCCTAAGAAATGATACAAATAAATACTTGTATCAATTACAATTGTCTTTCCTGATAATTCTCTGAAATGGACCTTTGTTATTGACGTCTTACGGCATTTTTCATATAAATATTTATTTAGATTCTTGATTCCCATATAATATTTTATTTATTAATTGATTAAAGACACATAAATATAGATATTATATTCAATTTTTTATTGTGAGCTCATTAGACACAATAAAAAACGATTGTTTATTATAAGTTACAAGATAAATTTTTATTGATTTTTGTTGATTATTGATTTTTGATTATTGATTTTTTATTGATTATTTCCACGCAATTCTTCTAGTTCAGCCTGCAGTGTCTTAATTAGTTCGTCTCTCTCTGCCATCTTCTCTTCTAGCACCTTATTTGCCGCTACCAATTGAGACATATTTAGTTCGGTTTCCTCTACGTCAGGAATCGGTTTGTGATTAATCTTGAATACAAAGTATCCGGGGACTCTGTCGCCATTATCATTTCTCACAACGAACCTGTGTGTATTTGAACCATCGTAAAACCCCTTCTGTTTGAATTGTCCGGCTGTATTTAGCTTGTCTCGTAGAAACTTCGCACCGTTGTTGTTGTTCCAGTATTCAAAATGAATAAACACTGACTTTACGGTCTGTCCGTCTTCCAACTCGCGGTCAATGAAATCTATGCGCTGAACTTTGCCGAGTCTTAGTTCGTTTTCAAGCAGTGACTTTAAATTACGGGGTTGAAATGTATGATAAGTATTATCAATTGGGTTATTCACTGACATGTTCGTTGGCAAAACTGGGATATACAGACTTCTCCAATCTTCATCGGTCAACTCCATAGTCGCGGAATCAGTAGCCGTATCAGGCGTTCGTGTATGTTCCTCCTTTCCAGAACCGTTAGTCGCTTGACGAAGAGACAAATGTGTCATAGTGTCTCCATTTTCCCAGTGGATAGGGAATTCGGTAACGACGGTTACGTTCATGTTGCGAGTATCGGTAGTTTCACCGTTCAAGTATGTACGAATATCGCGAACAGCGGGAGTATTGTACCAGCATTCGAAATCAATAAATGCGGTCTTTGTAACAACCTGCGTGCGAAGGCGCTGATTGTAGTTCTTTCTTTCCATAATACGCACGGATGAAACTTTTCCAATACAGAAGACTGATTCGAATAAAGTAGTCACCCCTTCTTTATCATTATATTCACTTGGCAGACTCACCAACTGAAGACTAGTGTTTGTATCCATACATTGGCTACTATCCATTTCTAAGGTATCCTGTTGTGTCGTTTGGCTTGTGAAATACACAATCGCCCGCTGAGGTGCAGCAGCAGCCATATACTGAGATTGGGGGTAGTATTGTTCTTGGGTAACGGAAGACATGATGAGATTAATATACGATTGTTCGTAATAAGTTGTTATATATGTTATAACAAAATGTTTTTCAATTTTTTACTTTACTAATGTCATTAGTTTCTTTTCCTTTTTTGTTCGTTTTCTTTTTGGTGTTTCATAAACATACATTTATTGAGATAGTTCCCGTCTGATTTTCATTAATAGTGTATCTATCTCCGGTTCTCTGCCTCTAATAAACCTCATTAGTTTTGCTCGTTTTGTTTCTTTCAATATTTGTTGTAAGTCTAAGTTTTGACCGAATTTTGCGTCAAGCGCATTAAATCGTTCCTCTCTATGTCTTGGATTCACACCTACTTCATAAAAGTCTGGGTCAACCACTATTTTCTTTTCCCGAAGAACATTATCTTTCGTTTTGCCCGTCTTTCCACCTGCAATACGTGCCAACGCAATATCCTTTGACATTTCACTATCACTATCTAACGAGAACTTCAGGTAGAAATCTGGAAACCCCTTTTTGAATTGGGAACCTAAGAAATAATGTTCTACCGAATTCCAACGATGTCCGTCTAGTGTAAATGGAGCAATCCAAGCATCATCTAGCTTTTTACGCCAATTCTTCAACTTGCTCAGTTTGTTGAATTCCATTATATTTACATCTTTTATCTTCTCACCCGAACCTTTTCCTGGATTTGGTTGGGCGCTTGAATTACTGTAATACATAAATACAAGGTCTTTGTCATACAAATCCATATTCGTATAGTCATCGTCATCTTCAAGTGGTTTGCCTTCATTCACATCCAGTCCTAATTTTGTTTTAAAATTTCTCATATCTTGTATCATATAATAGGGTCCTGCGTTTCGTTCCATACACTTGTTTATAATTAGTGCTTTTATATCGTAGGGTACTTCGGAAAATTTCAGAATTTTCTTTTCTTTGTAAGTGATTAAGGTATAGTGGGTACCAGTATATGATGCGATTATATAGTAATCCGGTTTAAATCCTCCTTGTTTTTCTAACTCATCGTCGTTTAATTGCCCGCATGATAGAACTGAATCGAGGTCACCATTTTTATATGCAGATTCGGACATTATAATTACCTTGATATTTAACAAACGCTCAAGTGTTGATACAGCCCATGTATCCGCCCAATAATGTCGTGTCTTAATAAAATCCTTGAATTCATCTAGTGTTTTTATCTCTTTCATGTATTCAAACTCTTCCATTAGTTGCTTGATTTCCTTCTTGTCGGTTGCCATCTGCTTATATCGTTCAATAACCGTGTTTGCCTCCTCTAATAGGTCTTTGTTTTGGTCTCTACTTATTGAATTCTTACTTCTTGACTTTAATATTTGAGCGGATTTCTTTAATTTTTTCATTTCGTCTTCCATCTCCTCGTATTGACTATTGAATCCATTGTATAACATCCGATATTGTTTGAATATTTCTTCGTTTGCCTCGGTTGATAATAGCGCACGTAACTTTTCGACGGTTGTTTTCTTTCCAATATGTTGGTACGCATCGCGTATTACTGCGAAAAAACAGTCTCCGCTTCCTTCATTGTCTACTATACTATAATTCGTGTTCTTCATAAATTTTTCTATCCATAAATGGTTTGATGATACTTTATAATCTTTCTTGGTTTGTTCGCTCATCTCTTTATTCTCTTCTACTAATGTTTCGATTGATGGTAATGGGTCCATCACCGTGAATAATCCATTCTCTAATTCCTTCTCTGTCTTGTCTGCTACTACTGAACGTTTTTCGTCGGGAATATCCACTGCTAATACGTCTTCCGTATCCGAATTGTCTAAGGTTTCTACATCCCCCAACATTATATCTTCTTTTATTTGTATAGGTTCAGGGTCTTCTTCATCATCACTATCTGACTCATTATTGTCCTCCATATTAGCATCTGTGGGTAACACTATGTCTTTCATCATGCCGATAATATAATCATCATCTACAAAGAATATCAGATTCCCATTATCGAGTATGAAATCGCCATCTTCGTCCAAACTATCAATAAATCGACTACTTTCTATTTCCACTATGCCGATTTTGTCTTTGATTGTATCGTCTATTATTAGGTACACTAAAAAATAAATTATATTATGTGCCGAATATGTGTGCTTTTCTTTTCCAAGCGCAATCTCAATTGGTACCGTAAAATTAGTTGCTTCATATCGTGTTGATGCATGTCCCATATCTTCTTCGTCAATCTGCTTACTTTCATTATAATTTATTTTGGTTGGATGTATTACTGACTTGACCATACGTATATCTATATTATATTATATTATTTTTAATTCGTTTATGTGAATTTTACAGTAACCTAAATATAGGTTGATTTTGTATATCAAACTATATTTCTATGTCTTATTGCTAGTTCTTATTATATCGCTACTAGGGTTTACAAATTGAGGACATTGATGCGATGATTTAGCGAATGAAGTAATGCTTCGTGTACCTACGAAGAGTGAAATATCAGGATAAAGCTTTCTTGGTATGTACATCGTAAATATACGATTTGTCTTCCTTCCGTGATAAGAAATGGTGAGTCATGTATCGCTGAAGATTGAAATATCCAAGCTTATCCTTTGGGTTATCGCCCTCTTTGTGGTATGAAAATTTTGTTTTCTTAATTCTTCTTTACAATATCCATCATATCCATAAACTTGAACTTAATTCGGGTAGTTAATCCAGGATAATCACTCACTTTACACTTTGAATATTCGGTAATTGAGTCGGTTATGTTTTTCCAATTGATATGTTGCTTTAATTCACTAATTAGTTCTGAAATAAAAATGTATAAATTTTCAGTCAGTTCTTCTATAACATGGGATTGGGTACTCATACCTTTATTTAATGCGATTTTATCCAATAACGTATTTATCATTTTTAATATACATTGGATATTACATTGCTTTTCCTTGTATAGATGAATCAAAAACGTATTCATTGAACGACGAATATCATTTTGTTTGTTATTCTTACAGAATCCCTCGTAGTCTTGTGATTCATCCACATATTCAATCGTATCCATGTTCTCTATACATTCCATAACAAACTGTTCCTTACGTTCTTCGAAATTTGGGTATATCTTGAATAATTCTGTATATAATGTCGCATACATTTGGGAATAAAATTTATTCTTCCCCGCTACATCGAATAAGTGATTCGAGCATTCCATTAAATATGACTCGTCATTTAGTCCGGTCAATTCCTCCAAGTGCGTCATCAATAAATCTCGTTGGGTGTCGTAATTTTTAGGTGACAATTTATTAAATGTTCCGCGTATGTTTATCATTATTTTCTCATAATCCGTCTTCTCTATAACTTCTTTTTGCTTAAATTCAACCACTTTTCCCGAAGATAATAGTTCGGGTTTGTTGTTCCGTGGACGTCTATTCGGCTTTCGTTCTCTTTGTTCGTTATCCGCATAGGTATTTATGTTTAGTTGCTTTAGTAATTTATCGTATATAGATAATACTTCACTTGATAGTGCACTTTTGTTGATATTTGCCGCGATATCCGCAAATTGGTCGAGAGTGTATGTTAACATAATATTTAATAGATGTATATATACGTGATAATTTTCTATATTGGTTTGTTCTCTATATTTCTATTACGTTATATTCTCGTAAATCATTCATAATCATAATATAATATGAACTTTCTTTACCAATTTAATCTAAATAGCCAGAAGAAATCCCCGCCGTCGAGTCCTGATACTGAAGAGAAAAGCGATTCACCTCACTATACACCTTTCCAAATAGAGCAAATCCAATCATTCAAACTTCCTATTTCATATTTGCCCGAATCAGTGGTATATTCTATTCCAGAGGTAGTATCAACTGATTTAGAACTTATACCAAATAACACCACGTCTCAACCAGAGAAATCCATGTATAACTATCTGTTTAATCCAACACACCCTTTCTCACATTTATTACTACCTAACTGGGAGAAACAATACACAACTGATATTGAATTTTTACAAAATACAAAGACAATTATCAATCGTTTTGATAAAGTTAGAGAACATTGTCATTATAACCTGGATTGTCGCCGTATTCTTGACATTTGGGACACAGTTAAACAAGACAAGACGTTTCTTGAGAGATATAGTTACATTGATTGGGATGTTATTCGAGACTTTAACCATTCACCTTCTTTTTTACAATTCATGTCTGTGGTTAATATTTCATCTCCCTTAATTAGCTTAATAATACCATTCATCTTTTTATTGTTTCCATTTGTTCTCCTAAAAATACAGCGGATTCCGATTTCGTTTAAGTCATACATGGATATGTTAAAGAATCTCGCGAAACACCATTTTATAGGCAAAACTATTGCTACGATGCAATCATTTAGCTGGGAAAAGCTGATGTATTTACTCCTTACTGTTGGTCTGTATATGCTACAAATATACCAAAATGTAAACTCATGTACACGATACTACAATAACCTTCACAAAATTAACAAGTTGGTGATTGATTTGCGTGAATATGCGGAGAACTCGGTTGCTAAGATTACCTCGTTCTTAGACATTGCCAGTGACTGTACTACATACACGCCCTTCTGCGAAGAAGCCAAATTACATCGCGACCATTTGATTTTACTATGTAATGAATTGAGTGAAATAAAGCCATTCGAGAACACATTCCATAATTTTTCAAATACAGGTACTCTTATGAAATGTTTTTATCATATATATGAGAACCCTGCATATGAAAGTAGTATCAAGTTCTCAATGGGATTCGAAGGTTACATAGATAATATGTTCGGCGTTTGTGACAATGTGAAGAACGGGAGCGTATGTTTTGCCGATTTTGATACAAATAGTAAATGCGAATTCAGAGAACAATACTATCCACCCCTAATGAATGAGAACCCAGTCAGAAATACATGTAAATTTGATAAAAATATGATTATATCCGCACCGAACAAGGCGGGTAAAACGACTATCCTGAAAACCAGTGCTATCAATATCATATTTACCCAGCAATTTGGCTGTGGATTCTACCAGAAAGCGAATCTGATACCTTATACACATATTCATTCTTATTTGAATATTCCCGATACATCTGAACGTGATAGTTTGTTTCAAGCGGAATCACGAAGATGTAAAGACATTATTGATACTATTATTGAGAACAATGACACACACCATCGCCATTTCTGTATATTTGATGAATTATATTCCGGTACAAACCCAACTGAGGCAGCTCAAGCAGGTAAGGCGTTCTTAGAGTATATGTCGCAACATACAAATGTTACTTTCTTACTAACTACACATTATAAGAAGATTTGTAAACATTTTAAACAATCAAAATATATACAAAATTACAAGATGGATGTCAATGTTCTCAATGATGGGAAATATGAATACAAATATAAAATTAAAAAGGGTATATCACATATCAAAGGAGCCATCCGGGTGCTTAAGGATATGGATTATCCAGAAGAAATATTACGTCAACTTGAATAATTTATTTAAATCCATTTTTTGTTTGCTATTGTCCGAACACATAGAGATACATAAAACGCCGGATACAATCAATAATGACCCAAACAAACACTCGTAATTTAGAGTCGAATTAAACAATAAATATGCTGCTAATAATGTTATTAACGGACAAGAATAAATAATTGGCGAAACTATTGATGGGTCATTGTCCTTCAATACAGTCACTTGCAGTATATTTGCTATAAACAATCCAGATACAGACACTAAAATCACCCAACATATGTCATTGAAGTCGATTTTATTGTAGTCATCGCGTATTGTTTGGTGATTACAGAATCCAGTTACAAATACGCATATAAAATACGCAATCGACGCAAACACCAGTACCGATATTGGATGGTATTTGTCTAATAAATGTTTATACATGATTGGCGATAACCCCCATATGATAGCTATTAAGAATGCTACTAATATATAAGTTTCCATTATACATTAGTACTATATTTACTTTGTGAATAATATGATTTGTTCTCCTGTTTCCTTGTGAGTTGTTACATGGACGTTTTTATTATACATTGGCAATGTTCTCTTATATGTAAAATATTTCTTAGTTATACGGTTCATATCTTCCACTAAATTTAAATTATTTGTTGTTTTGTCAGAACCATATCCAGAAACGATATAACACAACCTGCCCCCAGGTTGGAGAACATGTTCGCATAATTGGATTGTTTTTTCCCAATAATTTTGTAACCAATCTTCGTATGTCTTGTATTTGGACGTACTTTGGTTCTTTCCTTCATATAATTCCAAACGATAGTAGGGAGGGCTAAAGAAGACCACGTCGAAATGTTCTCTATATTTCTTTACGAAATTAGGTATCTTCATTAAATCTTCTGACGGTTTACAGTATATATCAATGAGTTTGTCTTTGTAATGGTCTCTCGCAAACTTACTTGTTTTATCACAAACACTCTTAATTACATCAGTACCTACGTATTCCTTTACTGTAGGACATTCTAAAAATCCATGACAATAAGACGTCCATCCCAATGTAGGTGTAAATATTCTCGTTCCCTTTAATAGTCGATGATTTAAAGAATAAACTAAATACGGGTTCATAATAGAAGCTCTAAAGTAGTAAGAAGAGAACACGCTTCCCAATCGACCATTATTCATATAAAAGAGAGAACTTGGTGTCAATATCTTATAATCAATGACGTTTTTAAGGTATAAGTCCTTCAATACATCCATGTAGGTGGGAATGTTCTCTATACCGGATTTTGTATTCTGTAATATATCCATCATATGCATACTTCGTATTATGTTTTTACATAATGGTTCTTTGTTATTATCCAATTCATTTATTTTCATAGGTTTGAGAACATTGTGTATTTTGATGTCATTTACTCGTAAAGACATGGTATAAAACCGGGTTAAATATTCATTACGGATTTTAACATGATTGTGTAATGTTCTGATATCATCCATGTTTATACTCTTGGATTTGACATAATCCGCCAATTTGATTGATTTATTTCCCGACTTTACAATTGCGTTCGAATAAAACTTATCAAAAGGCTGCTTTATAGTTGGACTCTTGAATATATCTAAAAATTCAGTTAAGGATATATATTCGGTCATTTACACTATATTGATATAATATCATGAAAAAGTCAAAAAAGAAATGGCGATGGTTTTCAAAATTGGACATAAAATAAATGTCCAAAATGGAAATACTCAACGGAGAATTAAAAACGGGTTTTTCAATATTTGCGATTTAGACGTAACCGCAGCCATTTACATATTTTCGTGTAATTTTGTGTTAGCATATAAAAAAAGTATATCATCCATTAAACAATTTAGGAACTAAAATCTGTATTCTAATTATATAGATTTGGAATACAATGGATACATATAAAGTTCAACAAAAACATCATAAATTTGAATGTGAAAAATGTAACTATACTACCAAGCGAAAAAGTCAATATGATAGACATCTATTGACATCTAAACATATAAGAATACATGAGAATACAGAAAAAAGTTCAAAAAAGTTCAAACAGCATAAATGTGAAATATGTAACAATGAATATAAATTTCATTCTGGATTATGGAAACATAAAAAAACATGTTTGAATGGTGTTCATACTAGTGTAGATGAAGATATACAACAAAATGAACCTATACATAATACTAATACGGATACGGATACGGATACTAATACGGATACAGATGTAAAGGTGCTATCCAACACAATATTTGAGTTGGTAAAACAAAATAATGAATTTAAACAACTACTCATCGACCAAAATGCGAAAATGATGGAAATGGCAGGAAATATGGGTAACAGCACGGTAAACAATAACATAAACAGTAACAATAAGTTCAATCTGAATGTATTTTTGAATGAGAAATGCAAGAACGCAATGACATTGAAGGACTTTGTGAAATCTATCAATATATCCATCCAAGATTTCATAGAGACGGGAGAACGTGGATTCGTAGACGGCATTTCCAATATCATTGTAGAACGGATAAATGAAATGGAAATCCATGACCGCCCACTCCATTGTACGGATTTAAAACGGGAAACCGTGTATATTAAGGACGAAGACAAGTGGGAGAAAGACGAGGATAAAACCAAGTTACGTAAGGCGGTCAAAGGCGTAGCCTACAAAAACGAAAGAATGCGTCCGGTATGGTATGATTCAACACCGGATGTGGGTATCATGGGTACCGAGAACTATGAAAATTTCTTCAAATATTCCAAAGCATCCTTAGGAGGGTATGGACGAGAGGAAACAAAGTCGTTTGAAGACAAAGTGATGAAGAATGTTCTCAAGGAAGTAACTATTGATAAACAAATGAATATAGAATAAAAGAGTATACTGAAAAGTCAAAAAAGAAATGGCGATGGTTTTCAAAATTGGACATAAAATAAATGTCCAAAATGGAAATACTCAACGGAGAATTAAAAACGGGTTTTCGTGAAAATGCGTTCATGAGCGTTAAGCAGTAATTTTTATATTTTCTCGTAAAATCGTGTTAGCACAACAAAAAAAGTATATCAAGACTGTAACGGTTTAGAGAGAAAATGTGTCAATAAATAAAGGAGACAAATGATTACAAAAAAATCGCAAAAGTCAGTTGTTGAATATCACTGTGAAATATGTGACTATCGAACAAGCAATAAAAGTGACTATACTAAGCATTTATCTACAGCGAAACATAACAGAGTTACGTCTAGAGACCCAAAAACTCATAAATCGCATATATGTAATTGTGGAAAAGAGTTCAAACATAGACAGGGATTATGGAAACATAAAAAGATTTGTAACGAGCCCACTCCGAATAGTGCTACAGTAAATGATGATAAGTACGATATATTATCAAATACTATAATGATGTTAGTAAAAGATAACCAAGAGTTCAAGCAATTGTTGGTAGATCAAAATGCGAAAATGGTGGAATTGGCAGGGAATATGGGTAACAATACGATAAACAATAACATAAATAGCAACAACCAGTTTAACTTAAATGTATTTCTGAATGAGAAATGCAAGAACGCAATGACGTTAAATGACTTTGTGAAATCCATCAACATATCTATCCAAGATTTCATAGAGACGGGAGAACGTGGATTCGTAGACGGCATTTCCAATATCATTGTAGAACGGATAAATGAAATGGAAATCCATGACCGCCCACTCCATTGTACGGATTTAAAACGGGAAACCGTGTATATTAAGGACGAAGACAAGTGGGAGAAAGACGAGGATAAAACCAAGTTACGTAAGGCGGTCAAAGGCGTAGCCTACAAAAACGAAAGAATGCGTCCGGTATGGTATGATTCAACACCGGATGTGGGTATCATGGGTACCGAGAACTATGAAAATTTCTTCAAATATTCCAAAGCATCCTTAGGAGGGTATGGACGAGAGGAAACAAAGTCGTTTGAAGACAAAGTGATGAAGAATGTTCTCAAGGAAGTAACTATTGATAAACAAATGAATATAGAATAAAAGAGTATACTGAAAAGTCAAAAAAGAGTTGGTTGAAGAATTTGGACGGAAATAAGTATATTGGATTGTAAAGTATTTATATATCTTACCTAATTAATAATATAAAAGGTTTATACTATAAATAATAGTATAAGATGCCGAAGGTTAAGATTGATTATTCCAATACCATATTTTATAAGATCTTTTGTAAAGACCCGTCTGTAAAAGAACTTTATATAGGACATACTACTAACTTCGTTCAAAGGAAATACGCACATAAACAAAGTTGTATAAATACAAAATCGGTGAACTATAATTGTAAGGTATATAAGATTATACGTGACAATATGGGATGGGATAATTGGAACATGGAAATTATTGCTTTCCATAATTGCGATGATTTGTATTCCGCGAAGAAACAAGAACAACAGTATTTTGAAGAATATAACGCAACATTAAATAGCATCGAACCTTTACCTCCACGAAAACCAAAAAAGGAAGTTGTCATCAAACCCCCGAAAAAAGTATTTTACTGTAACTCATGTAGGGTATATTTTAATACACGTAAATTGCAAGAAGAACATAATAAACGACCAAGGCATCTTAAAATGGACCAAAATGAAATACCGGAATCCGTCCAAAAAAATCTCATTATCATGCCTAACGATAAAAACTCCATAAAACTTTATAAGTTTAATTGTGATATTTGTAAGTTTAAATGCAGTAATAAACAAGACTATACGCGTCATATTTTGACTCGAAA